AGCTGAATGCGGGTCACCATCAGACCGTGCCTCCGTCCAAGAATGAAGTGTAGGTGCTCGTGGGCGTGCCGCCGTCAATCACCACCGGCTCGGGCTCAATGCCGAGTTCCGCCGGATCGCCGGGCCAGACTTCGACGTTGACCTCGGTGTGGCTCGTGGGCTGTCCGGCGCGGCTCAACGATGCGAGCAAGACGGCCGACTCCACGCGCAGGTAAAGCGGCGCCTCGGGGCCTTCGACGATGTGGAGCACATCCGTCTCCTGCGGGTCGATGTCCTTGTGGAGATACCAGACCCGCTTGGCGTTCTGCTGGATGCCCGGGCCGTAGTCCTGCAACGTGCCCGCCCAGTTCTGGTTGGGCGTGCAGTTCATGCCCTCCGGCACCGTCGGCGTCGTCCAGTTCGCCACCGGCTCGTTGAACTGCCCCGTGGTGGGCACGTTCCGGTACAGGACCAGCCGGTGATTCCAGAGGCGGTTGATCGGGCTCATGCGGACATCCTCTCGCGCAGGATGGTCGTGCTGACGCCCGGCGTGTAGGGCAGGTCCACGTACTCGATGATGCCGGAGGTGTAGGGCAGATCGACGTAGTGGACGGCCGCGTCCTTGACCCGCTTCCGAAGCGCGGTCCAGTCGCCCTCACCATCGGCGTGGGTGAAGATGTCCGGCCGGTAGCGTTCGAGGAGCGGCGTCGGGTCCGTGGTGGGCTGCACGTCGATCACGTCCACAAACGGGAGCCGGGCCAGGCGAGCCATGCGGAGCTGTACGTTCTCCACCGGGAGCCGGTCCTTGTAGGCCAACACGCCGGCGTCGGAGACGACGCCCACCACCAGGAGGTCCCCGAGCTGGGCCGATGCCCAGAGGACGTTGAGGTGCCCCCGGTGAAGGAGGTCAAAAACCCCGGCGGTGTAGACGACCTTGAGGCTCATGCAGCCACCCCCGTCCTCGCCTTACGGTGCGCTCGGAGTTCTTTCTTTTTCATTGCCCATGTGGAGTTTCCCATCCTCACGATGGAACCCTTCTTCTTGGCATATTCAGGGGGCAGCGCAGCACCACGAACTTCGTTCCTGACCCTCTGCCACACGCGCTCAAACGCCCGGTCATCGCTGGCGTCCGTACCGTTCCTCTCGCGCGCCCAGGAGCGCAACAGCTTCATGGCACCTGGCGTTGGGTTGAAGAACATCACCCACACGCACCAGGTCCACTCCTTCTTGCGTTCATAGCGGGTCCCCTCTCGGGCCACTGCCATGAAGTCCACGTCGTCACGGAGCCCGGTCGGTGCGCCCACCAGCTCGTTATCGGCGTCTACCCAAAGGAGTGGCCGTTGCACCTGCTCCATCTTTTCCAGAATGAAAGCGGGCTTCTGCCATCCATTCGCCAGCCACCCGCCCCGGTCTGGCAGTTCCTCGATAACATGAGGCAACCCGAGCCGCGCGCACGACGCCCGGAGGCGGGCGGCATACGCCGGATACTCCCAGTTCGGCGTGTAGAAGCTCACGATGGTGGGTGCGGCGCTCCGGCTCATGCGTCACCTCCAAGCAGGTTCAGCACGTCGGAGTGGAACGCCTGATTCAGCGTCCGGTGGGCCTCCATCGGTGTGGGCTCCCACGGATACTTCGGCGGCTTGGGCAGGTGCCAGAACTTGGAGCCGCGCGGGATCATAGCGACGTGGCGCCCCAGGAGCCGCGCCCAGTAGGCCCCGTGGTAGGAGCTCGTGACCACCACCTCGCCGGAGCCCAGGAAGGCAATCGCCTCCTCCATGCTGTCCGTCAGGTTGGTCATGTGCGGGCCGATGCCACGCGCGAAGTCCAGCGGCATCAACGCGCCGTGGCCGTAGTAGACCGTCTCGTGCTCGATGGGGTAGCGGCGGTCGAAGGCCTCGTGCATACAGCTTGCACAAGGCACGTAGCGCCCCTCCAAGCCCACGTCCCGGTGTCCGTACAGGTCCCAGCCCGCCGCCCGCTTCGTGTGCGAGTCTTCCGGCATGGGAGCCAGCTTGCGAGAGGTGACGCCGACGCCCCAAGCCACCTTGGGCACGCCCTTGAGGGCGGGGTGCGCCACCACCTTCGCCAGCTCCCGCTTCCAGGCGCCGCCACCGGCCACGACCATGCGGGGGCGGAACGTGGGCGGCTTCTTGAGGAACGCGGCCACGTCCATCTTCACCGCCTCGCAGCCGAGATCGAAGTAGTCCAGCGGGCCGGACATGCGGTCCCCGATGTTGCCGCTGTTGCGGATGTGCAGGGCCAGGACCGGGGCGCTCATTTTAGCACCTCGGCAAAGATGGCGTCAGGGATGATGAGCGGGTGCGCGCGGACCAGTCTCCGCCAGGCGGCGCGCTCCTTGCCCCAGGCGTGGTGCCAGTCGCCGCTAAAGGAGCCGCTCGGATCGTGCCCGTCCGGCGTGCGCTCCTGCACATGCTCGGACCGCTGCATATCGAACCCGTACAGGCGAATCTCCTTGGGCTCCTCATCAAGCACATCCACTGCGGCCATGAAGCCGGTACTGACCCGTACCTTCTTGGGCCGCTTGATCCACTCGTTCGTCACCCGTTGGCGCCGGACGTTGCTCACACGGGCCCACGGGACGCCATGCTCTTCGGCCAAGCGCCGCGCCGTGGCACACTGCCGGCATGTGTAGACCAGATCGGTGCGCGCGCCCATGTCCGGGATGTGCTCTTCGGCCGTGGGCAGCAGCCAGTTGACGCGGACCACCGCGTCGGCGCGGTCGATGGCAGGACCGTTGCCGGTGCCCACGATGGAGCCCGCGCGGCCCACGACGGCCACACGCTTACCCCGGACCAGGGCCTTCATCGGCGCACCCCGTCATTGTTCGCGGGGATCGGCGTGCGCCAGTTCTTGCCGTAGCGGTGCTCTGCCATCCACTCGGGGTCAGCCGGGACGGAGATCTCGATGCCGTCCCACATGCCGCGCTGCGTGGGTAGGACCTTGGCCTCGGGCATCTCGCGGCCCTTGAACTGATCGGCTTTGATGTAGTTCGTCCGGTCCAGTATCTCGCCGGGCCTGCGGTGCCAGATGAAACAATCCACGTTGGTGTGGTTCAGCCGCGACAGGCAGACCTTCACGCGGTCGCCCGAGCGGAAGCGGTCGCACTTCGGCCAGCTATACCGGGGCCAATAGCCTTTCTTCATCAAGAGCGGGAACAGGGCCAGCAGCTTGTCCCGGTCTTCGGCCAGGATCCCCAGGTCGCCGTCCTTGTCGAAGGGGATCAGGCCGCCCTCGCGAGCGTAGCCGAGCAGGGTGCCGTAGTCCGCCCACCATGTGATCTTGGCCCCGTCCAGCATGGCGGCGAGGTCGCGCATGATGGCCCGAACGTGCTCCTTGCAGCACTCCGGCGTATCGGCGGCCAGGTCGCGCGCCTGGAGGCAGCGCAGGGTGTCCGCGTTGCAGCCCGCAGCCCCATAGTTCAGTTCACGGAGCGCCATCCGGTTCATGCGCCGCTCCTCCGCAGTCCTCGCCACGGTGCGGGCACTCTGGATCTGCTCGTAGATCCAGGCGGGCGTGTTCTTCGCCGCCCTCATCGCTTCACCCCGTCATGGTTCGCCATGACCGGCTTCCGCCAGTTCGGGCCGTAGCGCATCTCGAGGAAGGCTTCCGGGTCCCTGGGGGCTGGGAGCTCCAGCCCTTCCCACTCCACCGTGGTGAGCGGGAACAGGAGGTCCTTGTGGAAGTCCTTGCCCTTGAAGTTGTCCACCTCGTTGTAGACCCGGCGGAACAGTGTGCCGTCGGCCCGCTCGTGCCAGAAGAACAGATCCACGTTCGTGTGGTTCAGGACCGAGAGCTTGAGCTTCATGGAGCCGCGGGGCGAGCGGATGGCGAGGTTGTGCTTCCCGTTCCTGGCACCCGATATCCGCATCATCGCCCGGGACACGTTCTTCCAGTCCCGGTTCATTACGCCCAGGTCCGCGTCCTTGTCGTGCGGGACGATGCCCGGGGCGATGAACCCCTCTTTCGCAGGGAGCCACGGGTAGTCGGCCCACGTCGTCATGGGGTTACGCACCGCGCCGAGCAGTGTCCCGTAGTCGGCCCACCACGTCGCTCTGGCCGCGTTCAGCGCCTCGGCCGTCACTTGGACCAGGTGGCGGACGTGCTCACGGCAGCAGTCGCGAAGGGCCGTGTTGTATCGGCGCGCATCGTAGCAGCGCACGGTTCGGGCCGTGCAGGGTCTCATCCGCCACGCCCCTTCTTTACCGCAAGCTGCCAGTCAGGGCCCGTGCCGGGACGCTGCTTCGTGCCGGTCGTGTTGCAATGCCACACGGAGCCGTCCCAGGTGGCGAAGTTGCCTTCCCGGTAGCCCTCTCCGTCGCTCCAGACGCCCTTGTATTCCGGCCAGGGGACGGAGGCCATGAACGCGGCCATCGCCTTCTCCACAGCCGCGGGCACCATGTCCTTCAGCAGCGCGTGGAGCTCGTCCTTCGTCGCCACGCCGTCCCGCCCGTCGGTCCCGTCGCGGCCGTCCCTGCCATCCACGCCCTTCTCTCCCCGCTCGCCAACCGGCCCGGGCTCACCCATCACGCGGCCCAGGTCCAGTGTCTGGCCATCGGTAAGCTTCAACACGAGGGAGCCAGCCACAAGCTTGGCTTCCGCGATGCCGATGCCGTCCCTGCCGTTGGCTCCGGGGTCGCCTTTCTCGCCCATGGGGCCAGGATCGCCCTTGTCTCCCACGGGACCGGCGGGGCCCGGATCCCCAGGGCCACCCTGCGGACCGGGGGCACCGTCGATGCCCTTCTCCCCCTGCGGTCCCATGGGGCCGACCTCTCCCACGGGGCCGGTGTCACCCTTCTCCCCGCGCTCGCCGCCGGGGCCAGGAGGACCGGGAGGGCCTGTCTCGCCCTCTGGTCCGGCAGGGCCGGGCTCTCCCTTCTCGCCCTGGGGTCCCAACTCTCCCGGGGGGCCGCGTTCGCCGGAGTCTCCCGGCTCGCCCTTTTCGCCGGGGTCACCCTTGGGGAGAACGAGCGCCTTGACCGTGTTGTTCGTGGCCAGTTGCACCGCCGCGTCGATGTAGGACGCGATGATCTCCATTTCCTTGGTCGTCATGCGGCGGTCCTCCAGCGGTCCAGGCGGCGCTCAAAGAACGCGCGGGCCTCATCGTCGGAAACGTCGGGTTCATCGGGGGCGGGAGGGGTCGGCTCCGGCTCAGGCGCGGGAGGCGCGGGAGGTGCCAGCTTCAGCGGCGCCACGATGGCGTCGATCTGAGCCGGCGTCAGAAGCGGGAACGCAGCCCCGATGACAGCCTCAATGGTGTCAATGGGGATATCGCCCATGGCGGCGGCTGTGATGAGCCCCTGAAGCGACGTGACTTGGGCGCCGTTCATGGCTGCGGCCTGAACGTCCGTGTCACGATCCACCTCCGTCGTGTCCCGTTTGTTGAGCGCGGCCAGGCTATAGTTCTGCTGCTGGAGGTATGGCGAGTCGCCACCCTCCTTCGGACCCAGGTCGATCTTCCGCCGCGCTTCGTTGGGCGCGTAGATGCCGCCCGTGACCCCCTCCTTGAGCGTCTTGATCTGCGTGGCCGTGTCCATCCGCAGCAACGTGTCTAGATCCAACTCAATGCCCATGGTCCCGAACTCCATGAGCCCGAGCCCGTCATCCAGGCACGCCTCCATCTGCTCGATGTGGGACTGCAAGCAGTCGGTGTAGTAGGACTGGTTGAGGAGCTCCCCGTTCTGGTAGGTCGGCATGGTGCCCACGCCGATCTTGAAATGCGGGACATGAAAGGTGGACGCCACCGTTTCGGCGGTCCACTTCAGGTGCTCGATCATCTGAGCGTCCACGGCGGTCATGCGGAGCGGCTCGAACTTCAGGTTGTTGCCGAGGACCGCGACCTTGCCGCTATTCTCCCCGGAGAACTCCCTGTTCCACTGCTCGCTCAGGCGCTCGGCCACCTCGGCCGTGATCGTGTCCGGGGCCGTGAGCACGCCGGAAGGGTTGGAGCCGGAGCCGAAGAAGTGGGCGCTGTTCTTCTGGATCCTCAAGCCCACCGTCGCGGCCATACCGGAGGCAAAAATGGGAGAGACGCCGACAAGCGGGTGAAAGAGGCAGTTCATCCGGTCGTGGACAATCTCAGAAGATGGCACCGTGATCGCCTCCTCCACCCCGCTGAGGTTGTCGCCTTGGAGCTGGTAGAACACCTCGCCGGTCGGGGCGACCAGGACCTGCACTCTGGACGGGTCGAGAATGTACAGCGCCCTCACCACGCCCCGGTTGTCGCGCTGCTTCAGGACGTAGGTGTTGCCCCGGACAAGCTTCGACGTGACCCACCACTCCTTGAATTGGATGTGGTTCTGGTAGCGGTTCGGGCGGCGGAGCAGGGGGGAGAAGTCATCGCTGGTGATCTCGGACCAGACACCGTCGGGACCCAGCCTGACCAGCTTGGGCCGGAGCTTGCCGATGTCGCTGGCGATCAGGGTGACGCAGGTATAGACCGCATGGTACGCCAGCACGGTGTCCGTCGTCCACTCGATGTCGCGCTGCCACGCACCGCTGAACGGCTCGCGAATCCAGGGCGACCAACCGCCCCGGTTATCAACCGGCGACAGGGCGAACTTGACCACCGCGTTGAGGGCGGCCCGCACCCTGTCCATCGCGCCCACCAGTTACTCCTCTGCCTGCATGTCGCGGCGGTTGTAGCGCCCGGCCGTGAGTGCCGCGATGTAATCCTCTTTCTTCCGGCCCTCGGGGGTCACGCCTTCCTCGGCGGCCAGGCTCCGGAGGTCGTTGTAGGCCATGTCCTCCAGGTCATCCCCGGAGGGCTCCGGCGTGGATTCCGGCTTCGGCGCGGGCGGGGGCTGGGGCGGGGGGGCGGGAACGGGAGCGGCCTCCACGTACTCGTAGAAGCCGGCTCGGACCAGTTTCGCCGCAATGTGCTTGGGCCGTAGGATCTCCCTGCCGCTGCCCCGGGTCATGCGGATTCGGACGTTTGCCATGGGTCGTCTCCCTGCGAGGGGACCCGGCGATGATGCCGGGCCCCACTCACAGCGTCAGGGGATTAGCTGCCGAGGATGCCCCACTCGACCCCGGACAGGACCTGCACGGCGTTGTCCCGCCGCTTGCTCCAGTTGATGAACCGATGCGCGCGGAGTGCCACGCTGTCGGTCTGGTACATGCTCACCAGGGTGGTCGGGACCGGAGCCGGATAGTCCTCGTCCAGATCCGAGCTGGCGTTGGTGGAGGCGCTCTTGGCGTCGACCATCTGGATGCTCGCCTCGCGGCTCGCGTCCACTGTCACAACGCCGTCATCGGAGAAGTAGATCTCCGAGGCGAAGGCGAGAATCACGAACCCGGTGGGTGCGTAGTTGGAGGTGATGATCGGCACGTCCAGGAGCGACCCGCCTCGAGCAGAGATGCCAGGGAAGATCCGATCGCTGCTCAGGTCGTTCCGCATCAGCCCGAGGCGCCGGGCGATGGTGGGCTGCATGATGTAGACGGCGCTGTCCTGCGGCAGATCGGTTGCGTCCGCATCCGCCCACAGTGCAGCGAGGTCCTCCGTCACGGCGTCGATGTCGGCGCCGGCGGACGCGATGGCCACCACGCCGTTACGAAGGCCCGCGGGCCGGTGGTTGGATGCGGCGGTGGCGTCCAGGAAGTCCGCGTCCATCCGAGCGATCAGCGCGTTGGCCAGCCCGTCGCGAACCAGTGCTTCGGCGCTGGGGTCGGAGAAGCGGATCAGCTCCTCGGTGATGACGCTGATCCCGGCAACCTTCTTGAAGCCGTGGTAGGCGTCGAAGTAGTCGAACTTCGTGACCGGCTTGGTCTGGCCCTCGCCGACCCAGTGACCGGCCCCACCCGTGGACTGGCCCTTGATGTGGACGTTGAACGGGATCTGGCGAAGCGACGGGATGCCGCCCTGCCCGAACCGCCCGATGATGGTCCGGGGGCGCAGGAAGTCGATGAAGTCCGCGGTGTAGGTGTTGTGG